CTTGTCTTTCAACGTTGTGTATTGGTGTCGATCCCCCCCACCGAAGATTTTGGGAACACATTCCAGCTTCTAAGTGCAACACAGTTGCTGACCTTGTGGCGCTGGACCGCCAGATCTTGTAAACAGTTTTCCGATATATTCGCATTGTAGTTCTTAGGCTATACATGCGGATCAAGTATCGTTCTCCTTCACCCGGTGATGTCCACACATGTTGTTGAACGTTACAACATGATACACCGGCAGCGGCTATACGTGATACGCAGTATACTTGGGACTACCTGTCCCTACAAATACGAAAACGGCACACAAAACAATAGAAAACAAATGATTAAAGATAAATGACTAAAAGATAAAAGTTGGGTCAATGCGAGTGGCCGTCAAATAAGTCGACCAAGTGGTATTACCTGTTAAAACAGGATTCGCCACACGGAAACTCGCAGGTCGAGTTGTGTCAGTGACATCAACAGCAAACGCAGTGAATGCGGAACCTAAAGATGATGCTGTACAGTTCGTGCCATTGGCAGCAGTGTTAGTGCCAGCACACCATGGTGCCAGCGTGCAATTCGACAAAGAGCCTGCATTCGAAGAAGTGGTGGTAGCTGTCCAATTGGCGGCACCAAAATGGCGCAACACAATCAAAACACGACCACCGCGTCCAGCAGGAATTGTCAACACATTGCTGCCCGGAGTGACAACAATAATGTTGCCAGTATAGGACACAATCTTAGTTGGATCAAAAAGGTTCGCGACATCCGTGATGCCATCAAAAATATACTGAGTGCTAAAAACTTCACTAGTGACATTACTAGCCACAATCGGTTTCTTTAATTCAACCTCATAAGAAATCCACATGTCTCCAATGGCGTTACCACTAGCCAATTGACCAGTGGTTGCAACATGGGTGACACCTAAGTCATACATCAGCTTGGAATCACCAGAAGGTGGTAAACCAGTGCGTACATACATGACATTAAATGGATTCTCTTTCGGATCACACTCAATTGGGTGAGCCATAGGCTCATGAGGCACAACTTCATTGGCGCAATACTCATTCAACATCTCAACCTTGGAACTTGGAGCAACATCAGACGACCGGTAAGACGTCTGGAGCATAATAGTACCAAGGGATGGAGAGGTACCTGAAATGGCAGAGCCGCTACTTGGAATGTAGTGAAACACCACGCCCCGGAATTTAAATTCCTGGAACTTATTGGCAATCCCACTTAACCAAGGAAATGTCACAGAATTACCAGGGTTCAACTCGTAAGACGCCTGCACGGTAAATGCAGTAGAACTACGGATTTCACCAAGGTATTCACGGTGTCTAATGACTACCGTTTGCCCATCATTGTGCATCATCGGAATAGATGATGCAGCTTTGAGGGACTGCTTGACAATTGAGTTGGTGGAAACTGTGTAATCTCCAGAACCCAACCAGCGGCTAATTGCACCGCCAAGTGATGAACCAACGGCATTACCTGTGCTTGGTGACCCAAACAAGGAGCCAATGGCACCACCACCAAGGCCTCCAAGACCTCTCAATGCTGCTCCCAGCAGCGTCATTTCTTTCTTTTGCACTTGTTTCTTTGCTTTAGTGCGTTTCGTTTTATTCGTCTTTTGACGTAGCTTCACCATTGTTGTCGGACTATACAACAATATTAAACCCCGGACTCACAACCAACCACTCTCGGTCGATTGGAGTACTTTCTAACGGTCCGACTCCAACTTGGTGATAAAACCCTTCTATTGCAACTTGTAAATCGGGTAGAATACCAAAAGCATAATACAAAGACACACGCGAACGTGCATCAATGACTGCGGTACTCAATCCTTGCGCTAAGTGCAACTGCGAACGGTTTTTAAATACTTCCCTCATCATACCTTCACTACACACGGTGCCAGCACGAACAAAAATGTCGTAGAATGCTGACAATAAAGGTACACCCGAAGTTAATTGACTGCCGCACGTCCCAACTGCCGACAGCCACTTCTTGTATACCTTATCATTTGGAATATTGATCAAACACATGGGATCCTTGTTGAGACAAGCACTAATGTTGCGCACCATGCGCCAACCTGTGCTCAACTGAACAGGTCTGCTTTGGCAGAACTCCACTCGTTCGAACTCATCCACCGTTGGCTCAACAGCCATGGCAAATCCTTTTGACACAAACCATTCATTAAGACCCGCGGTAAATGCTGCTTCGTCTTCCATTTCCATGAAGACGACACAATCATCACCGTTATTGGCCAGTTCAATGTCAATGCCTCGCAAACGTGCATACACCCATACGAGTGCGCACATGATGAGACAGTTGCCTAGTGAAGTATTCAAATCACCAGAACATCTCGTACCTTCCATGGAAAACTTTACAGTTCCATCTGATGCGCGTGCCAGCCCTTTGTTGCGAAGCTGCATTTTCAATAACCAGCGTAAATCCTTGCTCCGGGGAAACAAGTGCTGGTAAAAAGAATGCTCATATCGCAACGCTGGCACACTAACATGCATGTCAAACTTGGTGGCATCCAACCCAATTGCTATCGGATTGGCAAACCTATCCCACTTCTGACGCAAGACACTCGCTGAGTCATCGGCATTAAATCCTTTAATGACTGTAGCACGTGTCTTGGCTCCAAAAGCTTTATTGATCGCACGGAAGTACTTGTGCTCGGCGTGTTTAAGGTACTTACCTAAACGAAGGTTGTATCTAGCACTACGGGGATTAATAACCCGAGGTGCTTTAGCTACGTCCTGTTTCTCGAGCTTGATGAATGCCGACAACTGTGCATCAGCAGCAGTTAAAGCATCCTTTTCGAGGCTATACAGCGCTTCTTGGTAAATGCGTTTCTTTGGACCGTGATAAGTGTCAACAACTTGCTGACTAGTTAGCACGGGCAAATTAGGCATATGAAGCATAACCTCACTCCTGAATGCGCGAAATTCAGGATAATCATAGCTCGAGGGACCAACCTCGAACGCGGGCCTAAAGCCTTCCCCATCTTTGCAAAGAAAATACCGTTCTGCAAAGGCGCGTTCTATGGTGTCCACACTGTTATTATAAACTCCCAGGTTGTGATCTGGGCCAAGCCCCGTGAGAACAGTTAACTCACGTTGCTTGACAGACAGCCCGTTTCGGCGCACGCACAACGACCCCTTACACTCTCTTTGGACTCGCAACCGTAAGGCTGCGTCTAATTGAGTGTGGCATCCGTGCACCTTCACCGGGCGTCCTCAACAAATGGAAGCCGGCACGGCTCCAGTTTTCGGAACATCTTCCAAAAACCTTAACCATGCTGGCAACCGCTTGCGTGACGACGCAATGTCGTCAAGGACGCTTTCGGTAAACACTGCATTCATCACAAACCCTTGATGCAATACAGTGTCGGCATCTCGCACTCCATGTCTACGACACACCTCCAAATACTTACGTTGCACCAACAAATAGTTGGCTTCGTTATTTGGGAGTGCGCCTAACTTGGCACGGATGTGCAAGGCACAGGCTGCTGCAAACTTTGGGATAATCTTTACTCGACCACCACCAATACACAGTGGGTCGATACCAATATTCTTAAAATACTGGTCCCAATCGGACATCGTCCGTTTAACATTCTTGTTTGCAGCACGGATCGTACCTATGTCACTTAGGTCGTATCCGGTCTCAGTAAGGACTTCATCAATTGCGTTACTCACACAAGAGTCCTTACCACCAAAACCGTTATGCTCACGCATCTCGGCTCGCACACACTTACGAACGTGCTGGTCAGTACGATAACATTCCAATTCACTAAATTCCTCGACAGAACCGCAAATTGTATGCTTAACACAAAAATCTACAATCCAACGCTTGAATCGGACCCAGTTAGACGAGCTGGGTTTACGTTCAGGAAATTCGACAGTTGCGTTAATTGTGGCCATGGTAAATTCAAAATTAATTGGTGATTTGCCCTGCCACGGGTGCCTGAGTTGGAGACGGCTCTCCCCGAGCTTTTACTTCCGGGTCCTCGGTGACCCGGTGCTGTGCCCCTCCTCGCACATACATGTCCCACACTAATGTAGGTCCTTATCCCAGCTGGCGGGATTAGTGCACCGAAACGCACCATCCAGTTGAGGTCTTCCGCCAGTTAAACGCGAGGATGCCACCCCCACGTGGTGAATTGAACGCGCACACCATGCGCGGAACCATTCATAACACAAGTGTAAC